TCGCGTCAGACATAGAGAATATATTACCGATATCATATCTTCCGCAACCGCTAACACCTTCAAGCTTCAAAGCTTCCCTATAAATCCTGGCCTCATCCAAACCTATCCTTGGCTAGCTCCCATAGCTCAGCAATACGAAGAATATGTACCTCGCGGTATCGTGTTCGAATTCAAAACACTATCCTCTACCGCTATAGCCAACGCCGCAAATATCACCATGGGTGGTATCATCATGGCTACCGACTACAACGCTATTAATCCTCCCTTTGTAAATAAACAACAAATGGATAACACCGAGTACACCTGTAGCGCACCTGTATATAGTTCATTCTATCACCCCGTCGAATGCGCTAAAGGAAATAACCCTCAAAACGTCTACTATATACGTAGCGGCGCCCCTCCTGCTGGCACAGACATTCGTGTCTATGACCAAGGTCTATTCCAAATCGCTTCCTTCGGCCTTCAAGGTACTAGCGTCGTCCTCGGTGAACTATGGGTCACCTACGAATATGAACTACGTAAACCTATTAGCACAAACGCAATCGGCCAAGACGTTCTCTCCGATCACTACAATATATCCTCCGCTTCCAATGTCTTCCCTCTCGGTCAAGTTCCTCTATTACAACCAAACTCCTCCATCGGTGGCACTATCACTGGTGGCGCCGGACAACAATCATATAACTTCCCCGCCACTTACCAAGAAGGTACCTTCATCTTCATCTACAACGTCCGTGGTACCGCCACCGTCATCACAAATCCTGTCATTGCCGTCGTAAACTGTACACTCCTCCAAATATGGGTAAATGACACCGTTAGTGTCAACGCTGGTTCCTTTAACGGTACCACCACAGCTGTCTCAGCCCTAATGTTCGTCGTTCAAATAACAGGACTTGGCGCAGCCGTATCCTTTTCCGGCCAAGTTCTCCCTGTTCCCATCACTGGTGGTGATCTCATCGTCACTCAATTCGACTCAAATATCGTAACCTAAATAATATATTAACTTATAATATATTTACTTTAATCCTTAGGCAAAGGCCCTCTCTCTAATACTTCCTCAGGAAAACCTACGCGGGCCGCACGCTCCTCGTCATCGGAATCAACAGTATTCTGATCATCATCCACCAATGCTTCGTGAATGTTCTCCATCAACGCACTATGAAAATCTTGCGTCCCCGCAACATGATCAACCTTCCTATGAAGGTCATCTAACCATGCATAAACCTCCTGGTTCTCTGCATAAACACGCTCCGAATACTCCTGAAGAAATTCAAGCACATCACGTGCAGTCACCTTCGCCGCCCTTGCACGTTCCATACGCTCATCCAATTCCTTCTTCTTCGCATCTTTCTTCTCTCTCGTCGCCTCACGAACCTCGTGCAACTCCCAATCCTGTATATACTGACCCTCCTTACTCCTCGGAAAAAAATCCGGTATAGTACGCTTAGCACGAGAAACAGGTGGAGGTCGATCCTCCGGATCACTACCAAGATCTAACTCAGCCATCTTACCATTGAACTCACGCTCCTTCCTTTCAAAAGCAAGCTCCTGAAATTCGCGTTCTCTTCGAACCTGCCTCTCACGCAACGCTTCCAAATCTTCTGATTCTCCTTGAGAGGCAGAAGACACTCTCCTAATCTTCTCCATTGAAGACTTATAACCCGATGATCCACTTTGTGACATTCTAACCATATATTCCAGCAATTGAATTAAAAAATCTTTCAGAATAGAATGACATACTCGACGGCTAGACTCAATACATAAGTCAATAAGTCAATATAATATAAGATGGGAGAAGCATCCACACAAACAGAACCATTCAATCTAACAAGTTACTATAAACTCGAAGAATCCATCCTAGACCCTACCAAACCTAAAGAATGGAGTGGTGCAATCCCCGGTATGGAAATCCCCCAAGAAGGTCTCTTCAACCTACAAAACAAAAGACTTCTACTAACTTACACACACATCCACTTCGAGAAACAAGAGTACATCGACTGGCTCACTGCCATCATCAAGAAGAAAAAGAAGAAAATCGAGTTCATCAGATTAGCTGAGGAAACCGGTCATAATAACCCTATCATTCCTCACCCTCACATGCACGTCCTCATAGACTTTGGTTGGCAATTTCAAACAACCAATGCAAGGTTTTTCGATTACAAAAATATACACCCCCATATCAAACGCGTTATCTCGCAAAAACATTGGCGCATCGAACTCGGCTACATTGGTAAAGAAGACCCCGAAAACTCTGATCTCAAGAAAATGGCCTACCCAATCCAATATATATGGGACCATAAATCTCTAAGTGACGCTCTCGCCGACACCATGCATCTTAAAGACGTCATGCCAACCATCGCCGCGTGGGAACATAAGCCTGATAATAGCATAGTTATCTGCCCAGAACCCAGATGGGTACACTGGAACGAAAAACTAGTCGATCTCATCTCAGTACCCGTAAGTCGTACTGATCTAGACGACCTTAATAGATATATTATCAGGTGGATATGGGATCCCAAAGGTAAATGTGGCAAAACCACAACCATCCAATGGCTCAATAACGAATATCCTAATTCCTTCATGGTAATCGCAGGAATGTCTAACGGCAGAGATATGGCAGAATATCTCAAAGGAGAACTAGAACGTGGTTGGGACCATCACTGCGTACTAATTAACTGCCCAAAAGACGCCGTAGACTATAAAAACCTCTATTCCGTAGTAGAACAAATCAAAGACGGCTCCATCAGCTCCTTCAAATGGAGCGGTCGCTACCTACGTTGGAATCGTCCTCACGTAGTAGTCTTTTCTAACGAACTACCCCACGTTGAAAAACTCTCTGAGGAACGATGGAACATATGGCAAATAATCAACAGAACACTATACAAACAACTACCATATGACGAAGTAAAACTCATAAAAGAAGAACAACAAGCTCAACGCGAAGCTAAACTCGCCTTCGGTATTGACTCCACACGTGACAAAGCACGTGAAATACTCCGTCAACAAGCTCACACTGCGTATCTTAAACGCACCGCTGAATCGCAAATCGCAAACCCGCACCTCTAATATAAGGAGAAAACTCCATTTGAGCGGGAAGTGCCTGTAATATGCTATGCATATTACCCACGGTCGACTGTCGCATGCGACTCGCCCTACGGCACCCACAACTTATAAGTTATACTAGCATAACTTATAAGCGGCCACTACCGCGGCCCTAGGTCTACTACCGTTAGACCAAAAAATACTACCCCTTAGTACGATTAACCGTACTGGGGACCCCTCAAGCTCTAGGCAATGCGTAGAGCAAAAAAGCTTTAACATTAAGCTTTTTTACACTTAGTTCGTTTCCTACCTAAGTTTGGGAAAATTATTTTCGCGTAGCCAAAATAAATTTTGTTTTTGTCTACCGTTGGTAGACAAAATTTATTTCGTCTACACGAAAACAAAATTCCCTCAAAACTTTTTGAAAACAAAAAAATCTCACTTTATACCCCATTAAAATGCCATTCACATTGGCTCAAAAACTAGCTTACTATCGCAAACTAGCTAAAAGCAAAAGAACCTATCGCTCTAAAAGAACCTTCTTCAAAGGAAAAGGTAAATATTCCCTTGCCAGATCTAGATACAGTACCTTCACTGGAAGAGGAGCCTACGGTTTACCAGGATCTTACCTCGGTAAAACATCGCTATACGCAGTAAAAGATAAAGCCCAAACAGCACCAGTATCATACACCTCACTAGGAAGCGGTGGCAAAAACTTTCCTCTTCCTCCTAACGGTCCAAGAACAAAAGGCGGATACTACAATAGTACATTCTACAAACTTGGATCTAAGTGGCTTCCAAAAGGTAGTCTCGCAGCTATCGGTGGAGGATTAGGAAGTATCATTGGCCCTTCCGGATCAGCACTCGGTGCCCTTGCTGGAACAGGTCTATCCAAACTTCTCGGATTCGGTGAATATAAAATCAAAAGCAATACTCTCTCTGAAGGTACCAGCCCTGCAAGAATGCACGGAACCAATTCTAACCTTCGCGTCAGACATAGAGAATATATTACCGATATCATATCTTCCGCAACCGCTAACACCTTCAAGCTTCAAAGCTTCCCTATAAATCCTGGCCTCATCCAAACCTATCCTTGGCTAGCTCCCATAGCT